GAACTGAATACATGTGAGAACTGGCAAGATAAAATGTCTTATGTTGAGGATAAAGGCACCCAACTGACTTTCAACTTTGGTATGCAGAATGTTAGATTCGACACGTAAACGTCTTTGGAGACTATGGGCAAAATCCCTTGGTGAGAAAGAGGGAACTACCGATCGTGAGGCTGATCAGATCGCAATGATTCGCACCGTAGTTGTACTGGTTAATTTCATAACTTGTTTCGTTATCATAGCGGGGAATATACACTCATGGTAGATAAGTGGAAGAAAGCACATATGGAAGTCGCAGAGAGATACGCACAACTTTCATCTGCGGAACGACTGAAGGTCGGTTGCGTTATTGTTAAAGATAATCGTGTTATAAGTATAGGGTACAACGGTATGCCTTCCGGATGGGATAATGCTTGTGAACACATAGTTTATCCGAGGGGTTGGAGTCCTACGAAGGGCATACAGTTGGAACAGACTACCAAGGATGAGGTACTACATGCGGAAACTAATGCCATCGCAAAGGTTGCCAGAAGTATGGAATCGTGTTATAATGCGGATCTATATACAACAACCGCCCCCTGTATGGATTGCGCGAAATTAATCTATCAGTCAGGCATTAGTACTGTCTATTACCGATCACCTCACTTGAGGTGTGATGACGGTATTAATTTCCTAAACAAATGTGGTACTAAGGTAGAACAAATATGAATCCTTTTGAGATAGTAAAACAGATCACGTTCGAGAAAAAAGATATAATTATAGATCGCGAGTCAGAGAAGGCCTACAATCCTTTTATGATCAATCGGTCACTATCTTACTTCAATGACACTGTTTTATTTGCAAATGAAATGAATCGTTATTGGCAAGTTGATGCAAGGTTACAATTTCAGTTTTTACTAAATATAGTTAGGAAACGTAAAAGGTTTTCCAAATGGGTTAAACCCGAAACTGACAGTGACATTGATGCGGTAAGAGAATATTATGGATATAGTAATGCTAAAGCCATTCAGATCCTCCCTCTCTTATCCTCCGATCAAGTTGCAATAATAAAAAATAAGGTGAAAAAAGGTGGACGAAAATAATATCGTAGAATGGAGTGTCTCTAAAATGTTAGAGATAACCTTGACGGAACCAGACGACTTTCTCAAGGTAAGGGAAACACTTACCAGAATTGGCGTTGCGTCTCGTAAAGAGAATAAATTATTTCAAAGTTGTCATATATTGCACAAACAGGGAAGATACTTTATTGTGCATTTCAAAGAATTGTTTATGTTGGATGGCAAGAAATCTAACCTCGAACTATCGGACATTCAGAGAAGAAACACTATCGCAACACTATTGGCTGACTGGGGACTCGTAGAGATCCAGACACCCGAAGTTGCAAAAGACTGCGCTCCAATGCGACAGATTAAAATCATTGGATTTAAGGAGAAGGACGAGTGGGAACTCTGTCCGAAATATAATATAGGTAACAAGTGATGGAATTTTTTGGTATATTTGACGGAGATGATAAAGAAGATTGTATTGCGGAGAAGAGACCTTTCCGTGGTACACTTCCTATCGAAATGACATATGACTGGTCTCAGTATATGGCCATGTTGGATACTCACCCAAAAGACGCTTGTGATACCAACACCAGTAAAATGCGGATAGGTCTTAATGCCTTTCACGATAGACCATCCGCACCAGAGTTCGCAAAGAAGATCGAGGCAGAAATGCAAGATACATTTGCGTTACACGGAAACAAGATCACAAACATTGCGTTTAGTGGGTTTGGATATGCTAGTGATAGTTATCCTTGGCACAAAGATTCGATGGACGTGTTCTTGGTTCAGGTAATCTCCACGTTACAACTGAAGGTTGAAGGTGTCAACAATGACGAGTTCTTCGACTTCAAGCCTGGCGATTACATATGGATTCCCCGTGGCACACATCACCAAGTGGTACCAGAGATTAGTCGGGTAACATTTAGTTTTGGTGTCGAAGGTAATCCAGACCCTAGTGTATACTTCTAGGTCATTACTTTTAGTTATAACGTCTAACAAAAGTATTACTAAGTATAAATAACGGCGGGTATGCGAATGGTTCGGTACCCGTATAACTCTTGCAATAATATATTGGAGAAACAATATGACTAATACAAAAGCATCACAACTATTTCCACGAGCATCCTTTGTAGGATTTGATCATCTACTGGACGAACTCGATTTCATTTCAAGACATGCGAAGGATAATTATCCCCCGCACAATATTGTCAAACGAAGTGCAACCGAATACTCTATTGAACTGGCCTGTGCCGGATTCGAAGAAGATGATTTGGGTATAGAGCAGAAAGAAAGATCGTTGAGCGTCAGCGGTGAGAGTAAACAACCGGAAGGGGGCGAATACCTCCACAAGGGGATCTCTACCAAGAAGTTTAGACGGACTTTCCGCTTGAGTGAATATGTCGAAGTAGACGGAGCTTCTTACAGTAATGGTATACTTGTCATTAATTTGAAGGTAGTATTACCCGAAGAGAAGCGTCCTCGTAAAATTTCTATCACTTAATTTTTCGAGGTTAAATATGAAAGCCCTTAGATCACGGTCGTGCAGAAACTCGGCCGAGTGGGTAATGGAAGTCGCATTGTTTATAGTGGCGTTTGCTACTACTGCACTTGCACTTGCACCACTAGTTTAAAATTACAAGGGGTCAGCAATGGCCCCTTTCTTTATAAGGTTGTTATGAGAAAGAAACTCAAGTTCTACCAGATAGTAATGTCGGATAATCCTGTCTCGATGGAGTATCATGAAATATCTAAAAAGTCTTTCGAACCAGTATCAGACATAGTAGAAATAGTACCTTTCGAAGCCATCACTCCCCAACACGAAGATTGGGAAAACATCGAATCAAAGTATAACTGGAAAGTCAGTCTTGCGGGACAAGATAAGAAAGACCGCAACAATCGACAAATGAGTCCTTCAGAGAAGGCTGGGATATGTTCCCATTTCGAATTGATCAGACAACGTTCTCTCACAGACGAAGACTTCTGGGTAACGGAACACGATACATTCTTGCTTCCAGAACAAGAAGATAACTTCAGACGACAAGTCTACCTCAGTCACCGACTCACTCATGTGTATTCTAACATAGGTCTGTTCATGGGTTGTTATCGGATCGATAAGTCCTTTGCTCAATGGTCACATCATATATTGACTAAAGGTGATAATCAGGGTTTCCCTATCAATGGTGGGCCATATGCCTGTATGGAGAGATTGTTCAAAACCTACATCACCGATCATTATTGTAGAGACGAAGAGTATAAACTCCGATACGAGACTTTCGTTGCCCCTTGGCATAACTGTACAGAACTGGGTAGGGGTAAAACTGATAGAGACATGAGAAGGATCTACAACTTCGACTATAACCTTGATCGAGGAATCAATCCACCCTTCACCCCCGAAGAAATCAAAGACAAAAAAGAATCACTTGAATGGGTTCCAATACCCACCACCCAAGTAATTAAGAAATCATTAAAGGTGACACAAGACCATACTGGGTACGTAGATAGGTTCAGAAAAAAACCTTGGGAAAGACATCCATATTTTCACGTTATTGATTGACAATACCGGCCAGCTGTGTTATAATACCACCTACATTATGAGGAGTCCATATGGATTTTTACACGTCAGTTGCACGTTACGGCAACAATCTATTATATCGCGGGATCGAGAACGGTGTCCGTGTCAAGAAGAAGATCCCATTCAAACCTACGATGTTTGTTCCTTCCAACAAGCGCGAATCGCGTTGGACTGGTCTGGACGGATCTAACGTAGAACCGATCACGTTCGGTAACATGAAAGAGGCGGGTGACTTCGCCAAACGTTACGATGGTGTCGAGAACTTCAAGATCTTCGGTACCACCAACTATGTCACACAGTTTATCGCGGAACAATATCCTGGCGTAATTGGATTTGATCCTACTCAGGTTTCTATCTGGACTATCGATATCGAGGTCGAGTCTGATGACGGGTTCCCCGAACCATCCAAGGCAGACCATCCGGTAATCTCTATCACCATGAAGGAACGCGGGTCGGACGAGTATCACGTATGGGGTATGCAATCCTATGATGCGGCCGACAATGTCTCGTACCGTATCTGTAAAGATGAGGTCACGTTGATGACCAACTTCCTAGACTGGTGGCAATCTCACTGTCCAGATATTATTACTGGTTGGAACTCTCGCACCTTTGACTTGCCCTATCTCATCAACCGAATGACTAAACTGGCAGGGTTCGATCAGGCCAAGAAGTTCTCACCGTGGGGTCTGGTCTCAGAAGCGACATACTTTGACGAGGGTATGAAGTCTCAGATCTACAACATCACTGGGGTAGAACAGATCGATTACCTTGAGATCTTCAAGAAGTTTACTCTCAATACGTGGGGACGCCAAGAGTCTTACCGACTGGATAACATCGCCCACGTAGTTCTGGGTGAACGCAAACTGTCCTATGAAGAACACGGTTCACTCCACTCTCTGTACCTACACGACTTCCAGAAGTTCATTGACTATAACATCAAGGACGTGGAACTCGTAGACAGACTGGACGAGAAACTGGGACTGATCGAATTGTGTATGACGATGGCCTATCGTGGTGGTGTGAACTATATCGATGCCCTTGGTACTACCAATATCTGGGACAGTATCATCTACCGACTACTGATGCGTAAAATGATTGCGTGTCCGCCCAAGGTAGAACGACCCAAGTCTGACTTCATGGGTGGTTACGTAAAAGATCCGGTGGTTGGATCGCACGAGTGGGTCACATCTTTTGACCTTGCGTCCCTGTATCCTAACATCATTGTTCAGTACAACATGTCACCCGAAACTGTACTGGACGGATTCGTCAATGACGTATCGGTGGAGAAGTTCCTTAACCGTGAGGTCACTCACCAAGGCGACTATACTCTCGCACCGACTGGTTCTAAGTTCTCGAAAGCTAAGACGGGTATCGTACCTACTATCATTAAACAGTATTCCGATGAACGTAAGATTGTCAAGAAACAAATGTTGGAATCTAAACAAGAGTTCGAGAAGAACCCGACCAAGGAACTCACCAACAAGATCTCACAGTTGGACAACCAACAGATGTCGATCAAGATTCTTATGAACTCCCTGTATGGTGCGCTAGGTAATCGTTGGTTCCGTTACTTTGACCAACGTGTTGCGGAGTCCATCACTCTGGCGGGTCAGTTATCTATCAAGTGGGCAGAGAGGGCAGTGAACGATGAGATGCAGAAAATACTGGGAACTCAAGAAGACTACGTTATCGCAATGGATACCGATAGTGTTTACATTCGCATGTCTCCCCTTGTTGATAAGTTCAGTCCTAAAGATCCTGTTAAATTCTTAGACAAGATCTGTCACGAACACTTCGAGAAGATTCTCCGTGAATCGTATGCGGAACTGGCCGAGACCACCAATGCATATGAGAATCGCATGGAGATGGAACGTGAGGTGATCGCGGATAAAGGTATCTGGGTTGCAAAGAAACGGTACATCCTAAACGTACACAACAACGAAGGTGTCCAGTACGCAAAACCCAAACTCAAGATGATGGGTATCGAGGCGGTCAAGTCATCTACGCCCCAAGTCGTGCGGGAGAAGTTCAAGGAAGTGTTCGGTGTAATTGTTAACGGGACGGAGACGGAGACGCAACAATATATCTCAGACTTCAAACAGGCGTTCAAACAAATGCCTCCCGAAGATATCTCGTTTCCCCGTGGAGTATCTGACGTGGTCAAGTGGGCAGACAAGAAGACTGTCTATTCCAAAGGCACACCGATCCACGTGCGTGGTGCATTGATGTACAATAACTCTGTAGTTAGTCAGGGACTAAGTAAAAGGTACGAACTAATCAAGAACGGATCTAAGGTCAAGTTTGTCTACCTCAAGATGCCCAACCGTCTAGGTGAGAACGTTATATCATATCCTCTCAACCTACCCAAGGAACTGGATCTGCACCAGTACGTAGATTACGACAAGATGTTCAACAAAACTTTCCTAGATCCACTGACCCCGATTCTGGATGCGGTCGGATGGGAAGACGAACCGAAGGCCACG